GATTGACGAAGAGGCAGGTTGGACTTTGACTAAGTATCTTTCGACTGTTATGGGCGAGAAGATTAAGAAACCACACTACAATAGGGTGGTAAAAAAATTCAAACAAGAGGCTGAAAAACAGGCTGAGATAGAGGCTGAACTTTTAGAGGCGCTTAAGACGCACGAAGAAAAGGGGACTCTCTCTCCGAATGAGAACATGTGGGGTTGATAGTATGAACATTTTTGACACAATGCGAGAATATGTAAGTCGTAATCATTACATTGATGTTGAAGATAAGATACCTGTATTCCTGTGTTCGATAGGCACTCACATATTCAACGGTTTGAATAAGTGTGGCACTTGTCCGTTTGTTCCAACCGGAGAAGAGGGTGCGTTTGCCATAGACTCTTGTATTCTAAGACACGATAAGACCCCTCTATACACTCCTATGAGCCATGTAGCAGATACTCGGCTACATATCCTTATGCGAGGTATGAAAGGCTCAGGAAAGTCCGTTCTAATCAATTTATTTTTAGCGCCCGGAACGGGGCTACTAAACAATCCATTGAATGCTGACATAGGTATGGCATTTAGAACTGACATTGGCCCGAACTCTATCACAGAAGCGGGTATGTTTGGCTCGGTCAATGAAGAAGGTGAAATCATGGGCAGACCTTTAGCGAGGGAAATGTGCGGTGGCTTCTTAGGCTTTGAAGAGTTTTCATCACTTGTTGATGCTGGTAAAAAAGACCATAGCACTGACATGACTAACCAACTTCTGACAAGCACCGATAACGGTCGAGTTAGAAAGGCTATGCGAGCAGGTTGGGTTCAATACACAACACGCTTTACTCTATGGGCTGGGACTCAGCCCGGTCGTTTTGAGATGGAGTCGGGTATGGACAGAAGATTCTTTATCATTGATATTGACATGAATCCTAAGAAGGAGATGGAGTTCAAGAAAGCACAGGCTAAACAGGCCAGCATGACAAACATGGAGAGGCTTGAGTTGGCTGACATGGCTTTGAAAATAAAAGACTTCTTTACTGAGAGGGCTATGGAGGTTATCATGAATCCACCGACAGGTGTTAGGTTCGATGAGGCGCTGAACGAGTGGCTACTAAAGCCCGAAGTTCGTAGTCACGAAGCCGACCTGTTCCGAAGGTTGGCTTTGGGATATACAATAATGTCGCCCGACTACGAAGGTGGCGACTTATTGTTTGTCGAGATGACAGACCAACTACGCAGTATCTTAGACTCAAGTTTGGAGATGAGGCGTGGAGTAATGGAGTCCGACATAAACCTAATCAAGACGGCCTTTTGGAATACTGAATTGACACGCACTAATCTAATCAAAGAGGTAGCGAGAATGATTACGCCCGGAGATTACCAAGCGGCGAAGCGTTGGGTCGAAGATAATCTTTTAATACAGGCGTGGTATAATGAAGAACGCAGTAGCGCAAGTGGTCGAGGCCGACGGGGCGTGAAAGTATTTATCGGATATATGGAGGATGATTAAAATGAAAATGAGAAAACCAGCGTGGCGAAACGCCGCCTACGAATACATAAAAGAAAATGGGCCATGCACCACAGAAAGATTGCTTGAGTCTATGAAAACTAAGCAGGGCAGACTGTGGAACTTAAGCCACAAAGCACCTAAGAATGCAAGTGGCGCATCACAACTACTAAGAGTTGACCCGAGATTCGAGGGTAGGTGGGTTAAGAAACAAGTGCATGGCGCAGACGGCTCGAGTATGCAGAACATGGTAGTCAGTGTGTATAATGTAATGGAGTGGAGGTTAGCAGATGAAGAGTCGCAGACAGATACAGAATAGACTGAATGATGAGGTTGATAGCACAGATTTTCTATCTGCGCTTGAGTGGGTGCTTGAGCCTATCGGTTGTCCTATGTGTAATGTAGGTAATCGCAGGGAGTTAGAAGTCAAGGTTCACAGGGGAGAAGTCACTCCGACTTTTCTCGAGACTAAAAGCCAATGGCCTGTCGGAACGGTGATGAGCCACATGGATGAACACCTTGAGTATGACCCAGCAGAAGCGCAACACATGGAGAAGATGCGTGGTGAATCTATATCCACACTTAATGTAGCGGAAGACTTAGCCCAGCGTCTTGTGTCTTGGGTAGGCGAGTTAGAAACTCGTAAGATAGAAGAAGGGCTGACTTCTGAGTGGATTGGTGATGCGACTAAACTACTTAATCAAGGACAAGGTTTCCTCAAACTAATCGGCCAACTCAAGAAGGAGATTGGTGTTGATTCCCAACTACTACTCGCTGACCGCAAGGTTGAGAATATGATGGGCATACTTGTTGATGTCCTCAAAAACGAGCCGTTGTATTTAGACCAAATACAATTACGCTTGGCTACACTAACTGCGCCAACAAACCACATACAAGAGGCTGACTTCGAGGTAGTGGAAAAGGATGAGGCGTAGGTGTAAAAGCAAGGGTTGTAAGGCCGAACTAACTGACCCGAGCAAGGGTTATTGTAGTCAACACATTTATAATGTGGAGAGGCTCAACGACACTGTGCAGTATTTACTTAGGAGGTATGAAATTGAAAAATTGGAGAACAAAGTCGAAGAACATGCTGAACACTCGGCCGATATATGAGCATGAGTTTCCCAAGTTAGCGAAGGCTATGGTCGAAGATGGACTAACCTTTAGAATTGTTTCTAAAGGTAATGGTTATCAGTGGCTTGTTGCTGATTATGAAATCCCAGCAAAGAGTGTAAGTCAAGTGTGGGGATTAACCCCGCATCAGATGAGAAGATTCATTGATTGGCTACTTGCTGGTGGGTATATGGAGTTGATACAATGGGAGTAATTATATTTACAAATGACGACAAGAATTATCGAAAGGGCAATTACATTAGTATGTATGGCGACATTACAGTTTCACCATCAGCACCCGACACTACATTTATTTTACATAATGTTAAGTTCACTGAGGATGATGTATTGTATTGGTCGCCTATTGTGTCCTACCGCATGGTAGTTGTAGTTGACAGACCGCCTAAATTAAGCAGTAAGGTTGACGACTGTGTAATCATAGACCAAAACCTAAAGGTTGCTGACACTGATTATTCAAGGGCTATTCGTGCTGGCTTGTGTTGGGCTGACAGGGATAGAGCATACACCGCACTAAAGCCTATACCACTACCGCTACTAAACGCGTTTGTCAAAGTTAATATCGACTCTATGCGAGTAGGTAGGTTGCTCGCACAGTGCCGATATACTCTCAGTGACGACTACACAAGGGCGGTGTTGGCCTACGGTATTAATCCCGTTTCTAATTTCAAGTGGCCTAAGAAGGCAAACAAGAATGATTATATACTGCCGAGTGACATGAGGAAATCAGACAAGCACTTAGAGGTAATACTCAACAATGATACCGTCGTATCTAATGCTATTCGTAGGGATAGCCCCGAGATATTACCAAAGGGTTTGCCTAAACGAAAACAAGAGGCGATAGAATGGCTATGAATGTATTATTTGTGTATGGAACACTAAAGCGAAACTACCACAACAACGACCTGTTGGGGGATTCCCAACTATTAGGAAACTATGAGACACTACCTCGCTGGGGTTTAATCTCATTGGGTTCCTTTCCCGGCATGTTGCCCGGCAACAAAGCCGTGAAGGGTGAAGTGTATATGGTGGATGATGAAACCTTAAAACGAATTGACTTACTCGAGGGTGTGGCTCACGGACTATACTCACGCAGAATGATATGGGTTGTTGACCCTTATACTTTGGTAAAGCGAGAGGCATACGCATATATTTACAATGATATTATACTAACACCTGCTTCTGAAATGATGGAGTCGTGGGATTAATGCTAACCTTTTTTCTTATAGGCGTGATGTATTTTGTATTAAGCGGTATAATAGAGGGTCTTAAAGTGCCTTATCACTTAGGTAATCCTAAGTATGAATTTTACTACTTATCTGAAAATAGTGGCGATAGTTTGGACATGTCGCAAGCGGCTATGTTTATGAACATTGACGAATGAGGATAAAATACCAAATACTCATAAGTCACTTCATGTCGGCCAATAACAACAACAAGCGTGTCCGACGAGCAATAGTGGAAATATTATTGAATCATGGGCCATGCACTCGAGAACAGGTAGCAGAACATCTGCAAACCTACAAAGGTGTTAAGAATGTTCCTTCTGCCAATTCTATTTCGGCTCTTATGTCGAAGAATCCACAGTGCGTTATTGTCGGTCGTCAGAAAGTGGAAATGACTAATGGTATTAATACTCATCACATGTTGTTTGATATTGACCGTGAGGTAATCAAGTCAAAGGATGATTTGATATTCACAAGACCAATATCTGTTATGACACCTACCGAGAAGGAAAAGGCGGTGCAGTGTAGTCATTGTGGTAGGACAAGGATAATGCCTACCGAAGAAGTCAAGTGCTTATCTTGCCTTCGTAAGTAATATATACTGACGATAACAAGTATATATTCATGAAGGAAGTATGGGCTACGAAGCACAGGCCGAATTGTCTCGAAGATTTCGAGGGACAGGAACATATTGTATCTGAGATACGAAGTATCATTGATGGTAATAGCGGGATGCAACACTACATATTCTATTCTCCGCAACCCGGAACAGGTAAAACCACATTGGCTCATATCTTAGCCAATCAGTTAGGGTATCAGATTCACAAGTATAATGCTTCATCTAAGCGCCAGCGTGGTATCGAGTTTATCGAAGAGGAACTTGCGCCTATGACAAGGCTGGGTCAGTATGAAACAATTTATTTCTTGGATGAGGCAGACCAACTGACACCTGCGGCACAGTCAGCACTCAAAGGGGTTATCGAGGACTCGCAGGGGTTCTTTATACTCACCTGTAATGACCTAAGTAAAGTCAGCCCTTGGCTTCAATCTCGATGCCAAGTGAGAGTGTTCGAGCCTATTAACGACAGTGATATGCTTTACAGGCTACATAAGATTGATGCGACAGAAGGTTTCAACAGTCCTACCGATGCTCTTGATGCGATAGTCAACGCTAACAAAGGTGATTTGCGTAATGCAATCAACGCATTACAAGCGTATCATTCTATTCCCGAAGCAGACAGACAGGCATTTTTGCTACGCATAAGTGAACCTCCTGTTGATGCTCAGAAGATACTTACTCTTTGTATGAAAGAACAGAATGTTGAGGATGCCGTTAAGTTAATGGGTTCTTCTAATCTAAGACAAACAATAGATGCCGTATTTAGATACGGAATTGATTCTCCCGCTAAGGCTACCAGCAAACTAAAGTTGGTCGAAGCCGCAACCCAAGCGCACCGTGATTTACTCATGGGCGTTGAGTCCCACTATGTAGTGTGGGATTTCTGCCGGAGGTTGGCATCGTAAAGCATATATAGTGGCGAGAACAACGATAAAATAGGTGATAAAATGGATATAGACCAAATGATAAACCGAATAAGCAAGAATGTAGGAACGACAGAAGAAGCACTACGCTCTCGTATGGAGACTGTGTTAGCGGAGAACCGCAACACATGGCTGGATGCTGGTAAGAGTGAGGATGATTGCAGTTTGAATGCACTCAGAATTGCTGGCAGACAAATTAAGAGTGAAGGCGAAAGACTAAAGCGCAGTGGTGCTACACTATACGAAGGAATGTTTGTAAGTGTTCCACGCTACAAAGATTGGGCAGACTTGGCATACAAGAAAGCGGCTGGCACTATTAGTCAAGGCATCGAAACTGTAATTGAGTCTTTAATCGAAGAAGGTAATGTAATTCTGTATGAAGATAATAACGACGGCACTTTTACTAAGAAGTATAATCCTTCTTTGGCACAGAAGTCCGAGTTCCAAAGTGGCATGGCCGAAACTGAGATTAGTGAACTACCAAAGCACACATATGATGCTGGCAACGGTGTTCACTTTCACTTAGTATGGGATAAGGTTAACCCTCAATTCCCATCCGGTGACGACAATTGGAAATACGGAAAACCACGACCGTTAAGCGAGAAGGATAGAACATGTATGTTCTTGGGCAGACCGCAGGGCAGTAATGACGATGTAAGAATTATCTCTATGAGATTTAATGGTGCGTTGGCAGAAGAAAATTTCCCTGCTTTCGTAGCCGGAACTATACCTATGCGCCCAGCAAGAAACGCTGACTTAGCATACGGCAAAGCGGGTGTATCTTCTTTCACAAGGGATGATGCAATTCAATCAATCTTTAGCGACTCTCCCGACAACTTGGTTGCTGGTCTTAGCCAAATCAAGACTCTTGAGAATGGGCTACAAGACATCGAAGCGTATGTCAACTCTTTGTCTGACAAGGAACGCTGGGATGCTTTAGCGGCGGCTATTGTTGAAGTAATTCACATTGACCCAAGAGACAACGGTGGCTACATTATTACAACAGGCGATTTGGATATTATGTCCACTGCTGGCACTGTTGACATATATGTTCCGGCTCAACAAGAATCACTTGTTGACTTCTCGGTAGGTAGCACACTGATGTTGGTAGGCTCTCCTTACATGAGCCGTGATGGTGAAGCAAAACTATCAGTGACAGGCTGGTGGTGCGCTGAATCTTTGGTTGCATCAACACCGGAGACTTCTGACGACGGAGGCTGGGACTGATGGCGTGGGCGCAATCAACTGCTAAGACGGATGCACCGCCTCGAAAAACATTCGGGGTCGAGCATTACCGTCAACTATACAGTCAGAAGCGTGAGGCGCTTGCGCCTATACGCATGGCGTTAGTGGGCAAGGAAAACACTGCTAAGACAGGGTTGGCTACCGAGTTAGCCCTTGCTCATACTGACAAGGATATTGTAATTATTGACTGTGACAACTCAGCGCAGAACACTGTTGACTATCTAATATCAGCAGGTAAAGTTAAAGCAGACCGCATTAGAATTATCCCCATTATAGATGAGTTAGACGATGCTATGTGGAATGATGATAACACTACTAATTGGATGGCGGTAGTTGACAAGATTGAGTGGTTCGCATCCTTCTTAGGTGAAGATGAAGATGTTGGCGCAGTTATCTTTGATGGTGGTTCAACCTTCCTTAAGTGGTGTGAGTTTGTAATGACAGACAGGTTGCTAAGGCGTGGTGTCATACAGGACAGTGGTGACGGATTCAATCAGAAGGAGTGGCGAGAGCGCAACAGTATATTCAAGGGTGTCCTTGACAGACTAACTGCGCTACCAATCCCATATATCTTCTATACCTTTCACTTGAAAGACCAAAAGCAATACATGGATATTGGCGACGGGACTAAGGCGCTAATGAAAGTGGGCGAAAAGGTCGATTGGGTCGATGGCACACAACGCTTCGTGTCCCAACAGGTATGGCTAAAGCGTTATACCAAGAAGGGCGATAAAGCGGCTGGTGTTGAGGCTGACAAGACTCTTGGGGACAATGAGTTTGCTATTCGTGCTAAGATTGAAGAAATGAAAGGTCGCAACATGGAACACTTAGGCAAGACCTTTGAAGTTCTAAATGTAAAGGACAGTAAAGTTGAATGGAATGGATTACCTTTGGAGTGGAAAACATGAAAGAGGTAAGCGATTTTGAGTTTAGGGCGTTGCGTAAGCAGGTCGAAAGGCTTGAGTCCGAGTTAGATAGAATGTATGACCGCTTAGTTTCCTACAACAAACTGTGGTCTGCGGTTCGTGAACTACAAGATGAACAAGGTGGCATCTTAGTGCATGAGTTATTAGAAAGGGATATGGTGAGACAATGAAAGCGCCTCGAGATTTGTTATTACAGTTGCTAAATGTGACTAAAAGGGAACAGGCTATTAACGGTAAGACTCAGCCCCAAGTAGCGGGTTGCGTCCTGTCGTTAAAAGACAATAGGGTTTCGACTACAAGCATTGTAAAGGATGGGAAAACAAGTCTCTCACGATTCTCTTTTGTGTGGGAACAAGACGGGGAGGAACTAATTCCTGTGCCGGATATTGATAGACTACTTGGTGTCCTAAAATACCATGCCGATGTAGTCACTCTAAGCCACAGTAAAGAGTCGGGCAAAGTTCTCGTAAAGTCCAAGAACAAACAGACTACTTTGGTAGGAGGGCTTGATTCTAAGGCTTTCGCTAACAGTCAGCAGACGCTACTTGAGTGGCATAATACTTCTGTCGAAAGAGCAAAGCAGATTGACCCTACTAAAAGGTCATACAGAATGCAAACCGGTGCTATTCGCAACCCGTTTTATTCGATACAATTACCAGCAACCGAAGTGTTTGACGCACTAAGATGTGATGGTATAAACGGACAGAAACTAAACCGATACACATTTGCTGTTAAGAATGAGTCACTATCGGTGTCTGTGGGCGACCACTTCAAAGGACTAACTGAGAGTGAGTTAGGTAAAGCCACTAATGTTGAGGACTTTACTGCTACCTTTGAGGGTGGTCTTGAGAACATACTCAAGCACTACACTGATATTATGACCTTATCCTTCTTGGATTTTACAGAAGAAGGTCAAGGTATTAGGTTAATGCTATCCTTTGCTAACGGTGATTGGGTATTCCAAGCGGGTGTTATCACATGAGTTATTCTAAGTTAAAATACACTACTCCAAAGGGCATTACCTTTGAGCAGTTTGAACAAGTGCTTGAGGTTGATGTGTTGAAAAAATATATGTATTCCTCAAAACGCAACAGAAGGCTTAGATATTTGTATGCTTGCTTAGTTTATTTTGATATGGAAGAAGGAGTAGGATATACTTCTGAACAGTTAGTTGGCATGGCGGTTAAATATAATGCCATAGGTAATTCCGCTTTATCTGTATCAATACAAAGCGTAGGTCAGCATATGACGAGACTATGCCATATGGGTGTGCTTGAGTATAATACAGTAGCAAACAAAAGATGTTATTATAAGGTGATATAATGAAATATAAATGTAGTAAATGTGGACATGAAGAACACGGAGAAAGAACTAAAGAATACCAAAACAAAGATTGGCTATACGAACAGTATGTGACTAATCGCAGGTCTATGAAGGACATAGCAGACCAATGCGGTGTGTCCTCTATGGCTATTCACAATTGGCTTATTCGTTTTGAAATCAAGACGAGAGGTAGGGGTGTTCGTTCCGGCTTGTTTGATATATGAAACATAGTGAGAACTATTATATACTGACGAGCCATACTTAATAGTATGCAAGTGACACATATTGGTGGTAGGAAAGTAGCAGTGAGAAGGCGTGACCCCGAAACTCTTGAGCGTATTCAAGAGGTTATCGAGGCATACCCTTACTGCTTTACTCCTACCGAGAAGTTAAACGACACATACGGATTGGTTAGAGTCGAAGAAGGCTTTGAAGGAGTCTATGGCACTAAATTATCCAAAGTATATTTTAGAAACGAATACGACCGCAGGGATTGGGTTCGTGGTAATCATACATGGGAGGGTAGTATGCCCTTTACTAACCAAGTTTTGATTGATAGGCTAAAGGACAATGAGCCTTATCCTAATTATGAACACAGGATTTGGTATATTGACGGCGAGTGGAAAAAAGAATCTGAGGAAATAACTATCCTCAGTGCTTACGATTCTTACACAGGTAAGATGTTCACTTGGCTACAACACCCCGATGTTGAAGCGGGTATGGTGAAATCACTGCCCTGTAAGAATCACCCCGAAGGTCTGACAGAAGTAGTGTTTGACCCGCCAGCAAAGGCGTTTGCTAACGAGCGTCAACTGTTGGCTGATTTCGCATCCCATATGACAAAGCACGACCCCGATGTGCTGACCGGATGGTATTTTGTTGATGCCGATGTGTCAACAATCAGCACCCGTATGCGTAGGCTTGGCCTTGACCCAAGAAAAATGTCGCCTCACAATCAACATAACTACAAGTATAGTGTGAGTGATAAGCGGTGGACTCAGCCTATCCCCGGTCGTATGTGTATTGACTTGATGGTTGCTTTCAAAAAGTTATGGACTATCAAGAACGGGCAGTTGGCAGGTCAGAAGTTGGATGATGTAGCGGACTTTGTGTTAGGAGAGCGCAAGGTTGAGTTAGAGGATGGGCATGATACTTATTACACTGACATAGGCACATATGTTGACTATAACAGACAAGATGTGCGCCTGTTGCCAAGATTAGACGAAGAGATAAACGCTATTAATTACTTTACTTCACTGCAACACTTAGTTCAGTGTGACATAGAGACAACTCCTTTGACTACACTGCCTTCATCCTGTTTATTCTTACAAGACGAAGAGTTCGATGGTCGCATTCCCGATAATCCACGCTTTGCTAAGGTGGATTACGAAGGTGCTGATATACAAGAGCCTATTCCGGGTCGCTATGAAAACATGGCAATTATGGACATTAAGGCTATGTATCACTCTAATGTTAAATTACACAATATCTGTTGGACTACTCTCAGTGACAACGGTAAAGACTGTGGCAACGGCACTAAGTTTTTACAAGACAGGGCTGGTTTGCTTGGTAGGACTATGGACAAACTAACTGTCAAGCGTAATGAATACAAGGCTTTGATGAAACAGGCTACTACCGATGCTGAGAAGCGCAAGTGGGATGCTATGCAGTTCGCTACTAAGTCAATGGTTGCGTCCTTATACGGTGTGTCCGGTGACTCTAAGTATGGTATGTATCACCCCGATATAGCGTCTGCTATTACATACACAAGCAGACAAACATTGTTCCGTCTGCGTGATGAGTGTAATGAGCGTGGTTATCCTGTGAAATACGGACATACTGATTCTATCTTCTGTGAAGTTCCTACTCCCGAAGAAGGAATGAAATTAGTTGCTGAGATTAACAAGTCCATGCACCCAATCGAGACTGAGTTCGAGAAGTGGTGCGCTACTATGATACTAAAGCGCAAGAATCGCTATGCTGGCAAGGTCACATGGACTGATGGGCAGTATCACGAACCGCAGTATTACTACAAGGGTCTTGAGTTAAAACAAGCCCGTATGCCAAAGGCTATGAAACAGGCTATGGATAAGACCTTGCGTGGTATTCTTGATGGGGCAGACCGTCAGCAGATTGACTCCGAACTTATTTCCCTTATTAAGAGAGGAAATGCCGGTGAACTTGGTGAGGATTTATTGCAGATAGGCAAACTAAAAATGCCCTTGTCCCGCTACAAAAGTATCAGTGGCGCAACTGCTGGTGTCCTGTGGGCTAAGGATAATCTAAATAGGCGTTATGAACCCGGAGACACATTCTTTACTGCGATAGGTGCAGGTGGGCAGTATTTTGCATTCGATAAACTAAGTGATTTACAAGGTGTTGCTAAGATTGATTGGTCGGAGATGACTGAACGGTTCATCATAAACAAGGCTTGCGACATTTATGATTTGGTTGAGTGGGACACTCAGCCTTTATGGAACGCTCATCGTGGTATTGGTAATGTCCAATGGCTATGATAACACATATATACTGACGAGAACAAAGGTGATAACATGGCAGAAGAAAGAAGGCCCAAAAAGATGACGACACAACAATTGACTTACGCAGTTAACTCGCTTGAACAAGCGTTTAACAATATAGCGGCGGCTATCGGCAACGATATGCAACAAGTAATGGCTATATTGGGCGGATTACTGCGACACTTTGACCTGCTTTGGGATATTAAATGTCCCTCATGCGGTGTTGATTTATCACACCCTAAATTAGATGGTGTTCCCGAACCGGACACTTGCCCAGCATGTCAAAGTAATTTGAAGTTAGAGGATGCTTTAGAAGAAGAATGATTATTAAACAAACGGTAGGTGGGTTAACTATGGCACGAATACTTATTGTATCTGATTGCGAAGATGAAAAGGTCTTTGCAGATGCACTATCCAAGCATGGAAGAAGAGATGTGTATTGGGCTATTGACAACACTCCAACAAACCGCCATAAGGCAGAAGCGTTGGGAATTGACAGTAGTTTGAACCTTGTCGGTGCTGACGCAGACCACTCACTTTACACCGAAGTTCTCGGTGTCAAAGCAGTTGCCCCAAAACCTAAGAAAGAGAAAAAGGCTAAAAAAGAAGTCACTCTTGACAAGGAAATAGAGGCGATAGTTGATGAGCAATCCGAGTAAATACTCAAAGGAATGGTATGCGATAGAAGGCCCGAATCAAGGGCATCCTAATCCTATTAAAGCCGCTAATGGCAAGTGGCCTGTTCGTTTATCTAAGTCAGCGTT